ATTTTAACACAGGGTTTGTAAATTAGAACAGAGATATCTGTCCTTCATCTTGTCTTTTTTCGATAACCCATTGCAGCAAATCCTTTACTGGAATGTAGTAAGCCCTACCTATTTTACCCTTGGTCACCACTGGATACTGTAAGGCCTTCTCTTTAGTGATACGATAAGTATCAGGGTACAAGTATTTACCTTTTTTGTTCTTGTATCCTATCTTCAAGTTAACGTAGCCATAGTGGGCAAACCTGTAATCAGCTATGGAAACTGCTCTTTGGCCTCCTAATTCCTTACAATTCCACATAGGTTCTTCTATTGTGTAGGTGTTAAGTAGCATTGTTACTCTCTCTTTCTTTTAGATAGTTCTTAAATTTATATGTCAGGCTCATGTATCCATCTGTGACGTTAGTAACCCAGTATCCTTCTTTAGCATTGAATAAGCATTTATATATGGTTACAGCCCATACATCATGTATGTCATCATCAAGATACCAGAAGTTTATGTCTAACATTCTTCCTTTAAACATATCCATTTCCCACCAGTCTCTTTCGCCTGATTCTTTCCACTTTTCATATACTCCGTAAATCTCATCCATCGTTATAAGATCATTAGGCATTGTTATGCTCCTCCAGGATGTCTTCTATCAATTGTCTGTAAGCCATCTCTAACGTAGGTTTTGTTTCAGGATAATTACTCAGGTTGTGTTCATGTATTTCTATTACTCTTTCCACAAATCCTGACAGCGATCCTATACCTTTATCTTCTAAGTAGTCTTTCATTATTTATCCTCCTTCCAGGTTTCTACTGTAATAACTTCTTCATTTTCTAGATTTATGTCTTTAAAACTTAGGTACTCTATAAAATTCTCCTCAGCATCTTGTTCATCTATAGCATTTACTTCGTATACAGTAGTCACAATTGCTCTTGTTGTTACTTTAAACTTAGGCATTGTTATGCTCCTCAATTTCTTTCTTAATAGCTTTAGGTGTGTAATCTCCGTTAGCTATGTCTGTAATTAGTTCTATTGAATCTAACGCATCTCCACGTTCATCTAAGGGGAATCCATTCTCGTTTAATCCAAGCCAATTCCTTACCATATCTTCTGTTACTTTACGCATTATTACTCTCCTTCTTGTTGTCTATGTATGTTCTTACGTATGCTTTAGCCTCTGAATCATCTGAGAAGAAATTACATTCATCACATCTCTGTAAATCTCTAATACCCATCTCATTATTTGATAGAATAAATTTCATTCCATTACAAATATCACAGATTATTGTTTCTTTAGGCATTGTTATGCTCCTCTATTTTCTTATGTATTTCTCCTATCCATTCCAAAGAACACCAGGCATCCAGCTCCTTGTTTACGAATACAGGAAAATCAGAATCATCTAACTCATCTGTTATTCCTCCAATTTTGTCGTAAGCAATCTTATCTAATGTCATTTGAAACCATTCAAACTCATTAAATGGATCAACTTCTTCTAGTGAATCAGCAATTACGTCATCAGTAACTCCATTAGTAGTGAAAAGAGTTTTCCCTAGATATTTCCCCAAAGTAGTTTTACCTAAGTGTTTTTCCATCAACTCCCAAATTCCTTTACTCATTATTTATTCTCCTCTTTCTGCGTTTTCCAGATGGTAATCTTCTTGCCACAAGTATAGACCAAAGTCGTATCCTTCTTTATACTCAGGTGTTCTTTTGGAATCGTCTCTAATTCCAGTTAAAAGACCATCACTAACACCATCTTTAAATTCTTTTATATTAAATTCAGGCATTGTTATGCTCCTTCCAAATGTCTGTTTCAGTTAACGCATTGTCTAACTCCTGGTCACTATACTCTTTAAAACCAACGTGTCCGTTTTCACGTACATCAGAAATAAAATGCAGTAAATCTTCTACTGAGTCATTCGATAACATTAACTCATGTCTCCTAAGTAACTCAGCTATTTTATCTTCTCTACTCATTATTTATTCTCCTCTATTAAGTTATAGTTTTGTAAGAAATCTTCATGCAAATCCTGGTATCCTGAGATACTAACCAAGCTGCCATCATTTGTTACTGTTTGTATCGATGACAAGCTGCCTTCAGCATCGTATCCAAAATCCAACAGGGTTAATTCTCTGTATCCCCAAATTGTATGATGCTTGACGTTATGATCTCTCCATATGTCTGCAATCTTCCATTTAGGAGACTCTGTGATTGCAACTGTATCAACGTAATCATAGGGGAGTTGTCTGACTATATCTTCTACAGGAGTATATTTAAATTCACCTTTAGCCATAATCTTATCGCACTTCCTCAAAGTTGTAATCGCTTGTTTTTCTGAAAACTTCCCTAAGTGTCTTACATGCGGATTAGGTATTGAGGGTTTGTAAAATATTTCGCTTATACGATCAATATCAACAGTTTTATCCTCACTAAGTTCAGATAAACATTTGATTACATACTCTTGATCGGAATCAGCCTTAATACATGGAACACTAGTTCCGTTTATTACGAATTTATATGTTTTATTACTGTTCATTGTTATTCTCCTGGATTATTTCCCATGTTAGTTTTTGTGACATGTACTCTGAGACATTAAACTTTTTTTCTGTCTCAAATTGAATATCCCAAATATCTATAATACTTACAGAATTTTTCTTTTTTCCTTCCATAGATTTAGTATCTAATCTTTTGATAATATAGTTTGTTATTTTTGGTCGATTGGTTTTATTAACTCTAGTTGTCATTTGTTATGCTCCTTATATATTTTAGTTAGTTTCTTTTTAAGGTCATCAAAACCTTTTGCTGTTATCCTTATGCGTTTAATCATATTAACTCCTTGTATGCGTCAATTTCAGCCTTGTAGATGTATTCACGTTCTCTAATGTCCTTGATATAATCTTCTAAGTATTCAAATGCATTATCTAAATCCTTAAATTTCTTATCGGTTAATTGTTTTATTTCTTGTCTACCTCTTGAGTCGTAAGTAAGTACTCGAATGGTACAAAGCTTATCAAAAAGCAGATGTGGTAGTTGGCCAAAGTGATAGCCGCCAAGCATACCTCTTAATTTTTCGGATATAACTTTATCTGTAGTAAAAAAGAAGTAATGCTTTTGATCCCGTATTATTTCTTCATAAACGTAGTAACATTTGAATCCTGATCCAAAATGTTTCATAGTTTCCTGATCAAAAAAATATGATCCTTGTTCTTTGTTCTCTTGTCTTATAGCATCGATTGTCAAATCCGATACTTTTAATAGGCTGCTCATAATTGTTTCTCCATATTGTTTAGTTTTTAATTACTCGATAGTATCGTGTTCGTAAGTATCAATTATTTCTAGGCATGAACCACAAGTTAAATGTTGTATTGGATTTTCTTTAAGAAATCCTTTATCAAATTCTCGCCATTCATGAGTTGAAAACATCGGTATTACCATTTCGCCTTCTGTATCTAGTTGATCAGTATAAATACCATTGATATCAATTGTTGAAAATGCTCTAACGATACCAGTATACATATAATCAAATTTTTGCTTGGTACAGTCTATACAATTTATATCTGCATCATATGTGTATGCTATTATCCCCATGATTGTTTCTCCATATTTAGATTAGTTTTTAATAATTGGTGTTCGGTTCAATGTAGCCTAACTCTATTAATGTTGCAGCCGTTCGGCCAATTGCTCCTTCAAGCTGCCATGCTAAACCAGTATCGACCAAATGTTGATAAGCTGCACAAATTTCTTCCTGTGTTATATCTGTTCTGCCTTGATCATTGTTAATGATTTCTATTGCTGTAAAACTATTCATTGTTGATTACTCCCATATTTAAAATGTTAATACTCCAGGTTAATCTAATAAAACCATGTATTGTTTTGGATAATGTTTAATAAACCAATCTAAACCAATTCTCGTAAGTTTATAATTGTTTGTTAATTGTGAGCCCATTATCAAATCATATACAGCTACGGCATCAGGTTCTAATGTCACTGATTTACCTGTAAATTGATTTGTTACTACTTCCGATTCTGTGCCAATTTTTAACTGGCCTTTAAATACTTTCATCTTCTTATTAATTTTAGTCATTGTTATTTACTCCTGTATTTAATTAATTGATGATACCGAATTCTATTTTATATATATTTCAGTTGGAAAATTCCAATAGTAATTATCTCTCCAATTCCTATGGCCGTTAAACTGTTCTTGAAAATACCAAAAAGACAAAGATTGTTTATGGTCTAATAAATCCTCCAAATAAAATAAATCACTAAATTGCATTTCAAAATCATGAAGACCACAATTACAACTAGATAAATCTATGTCATCATATTTTTTATGTAAATATGTTTTTACTTTTTCAATATACGATTCTAGTTTATCTGTATCCTTAGAATTATCTATCAATCCTAAAACACCTTTAGTAAAAATATGTTTTTCAAACTGTTTTATATTTATTTTCATTGTCGATTACTCCTGTGATATTAATGTTTGATGATACCGTATTAATGTTTTGCGTATGCTACGTTTTTAACTTCTGGATTCCAGCATACTCTGCAATCTAAACATTGATTATCTTGCTTAAATGATGGACATTTGAAAGTTTTATAATTAATTTCTTTTAATGGTTTTGTTAATACTGTACTAGTTGGCAAATTATATCTATTCTCAGTCGGTGCAGCATCTACCATATGAGCAGATAACCTTATAATTAAGTTTTTAGGTTTAGGCCTGTATTTGTTGTTGGTGTTAACTTTCATATAATCATTAACAATTTTATATTCTCTAGTAGGTAGCCAATGTTTAACGTTAGGTGTTAACTCTGCTATTTTTGATATCTTTTGTAGGTGCTCTACGTCTATTAAATCTCCGCTGTCATGCCATCTGAAAACATCAATCCCGAATTTGTTATATTCGTAATTTATTTCAAAGGCCATAGCCTCTACCCATTGCGAATTACTTTTGATTGCCTCATATCTACGCATTCCTGCGGGAATTATTGTTTTTGCATATTGTTTATATCTGCCTTTTAATGCGTAGCATCCGCTGCAGGTAGAATTTTTAATCTTGACTAACTTACTGCCAACATTACACATAATGGCGGGTGTGTTGTAACTTTTGCATGGCATTTTAGAAGTTACAGTTAAACCTTGATGAATTTCTGCGGCTTGTTTTCTATTTGTGACAGATTTTAATAATGTCATTGTGTTTCTCCAGGTTTTAAGGTTTTATGATACCGAAATCTATTTTAATTTATATCCAAATCTCAATATCAATTTAATATCAGTTAATATTAAATGTTGTCGAGTATCTCGGTTTACTACTGCTTTTATTCTTGATAGTATTTCAGAATCTTTTAACAAATCATCAAAAATTCTATCCTTGTATTCTTGATCTGTTTCTATATGTATTTTAGACATTGTTACTTACTCCGTTTTAATTTAATGTTAATGATTGTATTTAATTGTGTTGTTTTATAAGCTGCTCCTGGATATTAAGGTTTGATGATACCGTTTTAAAAATTTATCCTCTGGCAAATGTTCTAGGCAAATGTTCTATACAAGGTTTACAATTGTTTTTTAATTCCCAGCAATCCTCGCCATCCCAAATTAATTGGTTACATTCATAACATACAACACATTTACTCAATTGACGTTCCGAAAAATCATCTATGTTAATATATTTTCCTCCATATTTAGAAACTATTTCTTCATCATTTGGCCAACTAAGACGTAGTGAATCGAGGCAAGGATCGCATATTATATCTTGATTCTTGATAGTCATTTTTGTTACTCCAATAATTTAATTTATGAATACAGTATATCATATAATGATACTGTAGAATAGCAATAGTATATAAATAACATAGCTATATTCAAAATAGAAAAAGCAATAATTAAAAATAACAACAAAACTTTAAAAATATAGTGAATACGCACATGAAAAAACAAAAAAAACAGTGAATCAGTAAACAAAAAAGTGACATTAATATACAATAGCTAATGATATCAAATGTTAGCGGTAACGGTTTTGGGCTTGTTGTGGCCGCATCTGTCAAAGTATGTCAACATAAAAAACCAGGTAACAAAGCTGCAAAAGCTGCAAAGCTGCAATTGTAACAATGGCAGCAAGTAACATTGGCAGCAGTAAACCAAATCCCAGCAACCTCCAGTAAAGAAGCAGCACGAGCCCCCACAAGTAACCAAAAACCTAGCCACGGAGAGTGACAAGGGCAACACCTTTGTCTCCTGTTAGTGAGCGAAGCGAGGTAACAGAGGCAAGGGGGTAGCCCTTGGCATCTCGTAGTGGTATTGGTATCTACCCGTGACAGATTATTTTGCATAAAAAGCCCCTTTTCCAGAACCCTTCCCCCTGTACCATAGTTACTATGTTACTGTTACTAATGTAACCCCTTTAGTTACACTACAGTAATAATGTAACTATGTTACTAGTGTAACTATGTTACTAGTGTTACCAGTGTACCGTGCGTGCGATCGTGCGTGCGTATAGACTAGATCAGTGACAAATGAGTTGGGAGGGCTGGGGGATATTTGGATGGAGAACATCTAATTGTTTTCACCAGCCCTGTCGTTATTTTATCATGTGTAAAGTGAATAACGATACTTATGATACGTAATGGGAGAGATTGAGAGGTGTCACCAGTCATAAACAAAAAAAGACCTAAACTTTCAGAGCTGAATACTAGCGACACCCTAGTTACTAACCTGTTGGAGAAACAACTATTAGTGTAGATATTATATCACAAAAAGTGCAAGGGTAACCTGGTTTAGCACAAAGATGCTTTGCCAGACGTTGTCGCATAGTGAAGGCAGTCACTTCTTTGTTTACGACCCTTGCCCTACTATGCTAACATACGGCTATGTTAACGATGATAGAGGTTTGTCCTAGATGTTCGGGGCAAATTAGTGATTCTGGTAGCATTTTCGGATATACAGGGTACACAGAGATTTGCTGCATACATTGTGGATGGGCTAGATATACATACGGAAAAGAAGAGGAATCGAAACCTAGAGAGTTTTTCGACAGAAAAATAGTGCCTTATGATGAGAAGTTGATTGCAGACAAGAGAAAAGACCGACCTAAGCAGGGGTATCCTGACGTAGAGGTGTTCACGGACTTTAAAATTTACAAGTCTGGGTTTGAAAGAATAGTCATTTCTAGTAGGTGTCCATTTTGTTACAGGGATAAGAAAACTTATAAATCTAAGAAAACTAGAAGGCTTAATTTACTTAGAAGTATTTGCGAAAACAAACATGTGTGGTATTTTAAATTAGAGAACAAAGAACCTGTTTCATGGAGGTGATACATGCCTAAAGTAGGAAAAAAGAAGTTTCCATATACGAAAGCTGGTATGGCTAAAGCTAAGAAAGCTGCTAAGAAGACTGGCAAGAAGATGAAGAAGAAGTATTAATGCCTAAAAAAGGACAATACAAAGCTAACGCTTCTAAAGAGACAGTTAGGCAACGAAAAAAGAATCAGACTCCTGGTCAGATGAAGAAAAGGGTTGCTAGAAATACAGCTAGACGCAAAGCAATTAAGGCAGGTAGTGTTACCAAGACTGCTAATGGAGCTGGTAATCCTAGGAGGAAGCCTGAAGTAGATCATTACAAAGGTGGAACCAGGATTATTTCTCACAAAAGGAATCGCAGTAGGGATAACAACAAGAATCATAAAGGGAAAAAGTAATGGGTGCATCTAACACTGGTATAAATGGTATAACTCCAGCAGATGTTATGAAACGACAGGAGTTATTTCTTACTGCTTACGGCATGATAGGCAGCATTAAGGGGGCTTGTGAAAGCATTTCCTTGAATAGGGAGACAGTTCAGAGCTGGAACAGGGCAGATATTCATGGTTTCAGGGATAAATTTGATAACGCCAAGTATAATTTCAGGGAATCGTTACAGGATTTAGCTGTTACCAGGGTATTAGCCCAGAAGGTATCTGACAATCCTACGCTTTTGATAGCATTACTAAATGCACACTGGCCAGAAAAGTATAGACCGCAAGTTAGTGATTCTAATGAAGACGCCAAGGAATTAATGAGGGACATGAGGGATAGTTTCAGGAGGCTTGGTGCTAATGTTAAGGTTATAGACCAAAAAAAACCAGAGGATGAGTAATGGTAAGTACACAAAAGTCTTTAGGTGGTGCTATAGAGCATGCTAACGAGATTTACAGTAAGGTTTCATTTGAACCTACTGAGCTTCAGTTACCGATTTTAGAATCAAGGAAGAGATTTACATTAGTAGCTGGTGGTGAGCAGGCGGGAAAGTCAATGGTTGCGGCTAAGTATTTACTGGCTAGGGTATATGATGTTGATCCAGGGTTATATTGGTTAGTTGCTGCTGATTACGAGAGAACAAGGGCAGAGTTTGAATATTTAGTTGAGGATTTTGGGTCTATGGGTGTGTTACAGGAAGCATCTAAAAGAGTAGACCCAGGCAAGATTCTACTTGCAGATGGGACTAGAATAGAAACTAAATCAGCTAAGGATCCCAGGACGTTAGCTATGCGTGCACCAAATGGCATAATAGGATGTGAGGCATCTCAGTTAGATTTAGAAACTTTCCATAGGTTACGAGGTAGGTGTGCACCTAGGCGTGGGTGGATGTTTTTGTCAGGTACGTTTGAGGGATCATTGGGTTGGTATCCACAAATGTTTCAGGCATGGAAACATTCTTCAGTTGATGATGAGCAGTCATTTTCACTTCCAAGTTATTCTAATGGTTATTTATATCCTGGTGGCAGGCAAGACCCTGAGATTTTAGCTTTAGAAAGGGCATCTTCTGATGATTTTTTCATGGAAAGAATTGAAGGGATACCATCTCCACCAAGGGGATTAGTGTTCACAGAGATCAGGGCAGACATTCATATTCAGGATGTTAAGTACGAGCCTGATATTCCAGTACATATCTGGATAGATCCTGGTTATTCAGAGGCTTATGCTTGTGAAGTAGTACAGGTTGTTAACGATCAGGTACGGGTTATTGATGAGATCTATGAAAGAGATTTAATTACTGATGAAATCATAGAAATTGCACAGTCTAAACCATGGTGGAAAGATGTTAGGTTTGGGGTTATTGATGTAGCTGGGTTTCAGCATCAGGCAATGGCAGCACCAGCGGAGGTATGGATGGATAAGACTGGAATTTATTTTGATTCTCAGAAGATAAGAATTAACGAAGGTACTGAAAGATTAAAAGCATTTTTAAAAACTGATCCTATTGACAAAAGAGAGCCAAAAATTGTATTTAGTCCTAATTGTAAAGGTATATTATCCGAGTTTGGCATAAGACCAAATCCATTTGATGAACAGACCAGGGCATATAGATGGAAAATGGATCGGGATGGTACAATAGTTGGTGAAACCCCTGAAGACAGGTATAATCATGGTATAAAGGCAGTCATCTATGGTTTGATTAACAGGTATGGCTATGGCTATATCACTGAAAATAAAACTATAAAGGTTAGAAGGTGGTAAATGGCTAACTATAAACCAGAAGAAATTATTGCCTTAGTAGATAATCACTATGATTTGACTGAGCCATTGCGTACAAGAATGGATAACGACCACAAACTTTATCGTTTAGAGGAGTTTGATGCTGGTGAAGGTTATCAATCTTACACTTCTAATGAACCACAGGTATATGCAGATAAACTGATCTCCTGGTTATCTTCTGCCGAGATGGTAGTGAGAATTCCTTATGGAAACTCAGAAAGAGAAGACCGAGAGAACAATGATGCTAAGGAAAGATTCTTAATTGGGTTACTAAAGGCTGCTAATGACAGGTTAGTTGACAAGTTACAACCAACAGTAAGGCATCAGTTAGCGTGGTTTGTTGTATTGAGGGGGTGGTATGCGATTAGGGCATTGATGGTTAAAGATGATGAAGGAGATACTCATGTTGAGATTCAACCATGGGATCCGTTGCATACATACTGGGGTGAAGGCAAAAATGGTTTAGCCTGGGCTTGTTATAAGACAAAGAGGACTCCTACTGAGATCAAGGCAATTTGGGGAGTAGAGCTTCAGGGAGAAGGCAAAGGCCCAGATGACGATGATGGAATAGATGTTTATGATTTTTATGATTCAGAAGATAATATAGTTTGCACTGATGATACTGTTTTAAAGAAAAGAACCAAGCATGGTTCCAAAAAAGTTCCTGTTGTATTAGGGCCAGTAGGTGCTACTCCGTTAGTTCAGGCAATATCTGAGACAGGAAATTTAGATACGATAGAAGATTACGGAGAATCATGTTTTAAATCTTCCAGGGAATTATTTGAAAAACATAATTTTATGATGAGTACAATGCTTGAGTTGACTGCAAGGTCGAGAAAGCAGGGATTAAAGATTAAATCCAGAGATGGAAACAAGACACTTGAAGAAGATCCATATGTAGAAGGTTCAGAAATAGCATTAGGTCAGGGGGAAGATGTAGAACCATTAGGTTTACTAGAGATGTCTAAGGAAACTGGTGCGTTTATGGGTTTAGTTTCTGGTGAGATGCAAAGAGGAGGTTTGCCTCATTCTATTTATGGCCAGTTGGAATTTCAACTATCTGGATTTGCTATAAATACATTGAGACAAGGGGTTGAGACTGTGCTTGTTCCCAGATTACAAGCTATGGAAAAAGCACACAGATCTATATTTCAACTTATGTGTGACCAGTATATATCTGGTGCATTTAAGTCATTTGAAGTAAGTGGACAAGATAAAAACAGGATGTATTTCAGAGAAGAAGTTACTCCTGATATGATTAAAAACGCTGGTGATGTTGAAGTTAGTTTTATAGGCCAGCTTCCACAGGACGAAATGGGTAAGATGTCTATGGCACAGATTGCGAGAGAAGGACAGACTCCATTGTTACCAGATATTTATATACGAGACAATATTTTAGGGTTACAGTCAGCAGACCAGATGGAAGATGCTATTAAAACGCAAGTTGCAGAACGCACCTTGCCTGAAGCTACTTTATGGTCGCTGTTACAGGCAGCTAATCGACAAGGCAGAGAAGATTTGGCTGAATTGTACCAGTCAGAGTTGAGACGTTTGTTTATGACTAAACACATGGAAGAAATGCAGATGGTAGGTCAGATGATGCAAGCTCAACAACCAGCACCTCCGCCACAGGGTATGCCACCACAGGGTATGCCTCCGCAGGGAGGAGCAGGGCCAATGTTACCACCAACAGTTATGCCTAATGCAGCATTAGGGGTTCCACCTCCAATGCCTACAGCACCTGTTGGCCCATCAGTTCCGCCAGGAACACCAAGACCAGGTGCACGAAGCACTGAAGGAAGATTAGCAAGTTTAGGCTTAGTACCACCAGCAGGAGGTGAGTAATGGCAACACCAGAGAGAAGAATACCAACGTCAGATGATTATATAAAAAGTGCAAAAGCTGTATGGAAAACAGGAAAAATGCCAGAGGATATTCGTTCTAATGTTACTAATATGCAGATTATATTAGATGAGTTACAGGCAGATTTAAGAAACGGATTGATAGATGAAGAAACTGCATTACTGGTATTACAGAATCCTATGGGGCCAACCAGGGCTCAAGGTGGAATGGCTTATCGTGATGCGATATCTCGAATACAGGGATGGGATGTAGAGAGGCAGATGGATCTCCCTGCTGGCACTGCTTACAAAACTGCTACTGGAGACGTGCGATATACAACGCCAGAAGATGCGTTTGCTCAGTACCAGACAGATGTTATGCCTTCATCTATGTTTGAGGCTACTTATCAAGATCCTAATGTTAGAGGTAGTCTTGCAACAGGAGGAGCTGCATACACAGATCCTGTTACTGGAGAAACTATGCCAGGTTATAAATTTGACAGAGGTGCAGGTTTACCTGCTGGTTCTTTTGGTTGGACTGATGAAGGATGGGATACAAGTACCCCTGAAGCTCTGGAACAATATGGAAAGACACAAGAAGCTGCAGAAGGAGGAGGTCTGGATTGGTTTGCACAGGAAAGAGCAAGAGCTGAGGCTGAAAGGCAGGCTCTTTTGGCAGGACAGGCTAGGCAGGAAGAGACTGGTGGCTTAACTCCAGGATGGGAAGTAGATCCATTCTTAGCTGGGGTTGATGCAGATCCAGTTGGTGGTGTAGATGCGATACCAGGTGTGGACATAGCTACAAACACTGTTAATCAAGACCAAGCGAATTTTGACGCTGCTAAGACTAAGGCAGATAAAGAGGGGGCTTCTAAGGCAGATAAAGACGCTGCTGCTGCTGCTAAAGCAAAGCTGGATAAATCTAAAGACATTTTAATTAAGTCTCAAGGTGTTTCTAAGGCAAGGGAGACGCAGGCAAAAGCGACTGGTATTAGAGACGAGAAGGATTTAAAAAACAAAATATTAAATGATCCTGATTTTAGTTCTTTAGATGCTGAGACTTGGTTGATTAACAACAGAGGGTTTACTGCATCTAAGGCATCTAAGACGGTTCAGGGCTGGAGAACAGAGGCTTTTGGTGGGCCTGCTCCAGCGGCGGCTCCAGGGGCTTCAGATACGACTGCTGGAATGGCACTTACTCCACAATGGGGGACTCAAGGACAAGCTGGTGGGCAAATGATACAGACACAGCCTTTAGGGGCATTACCTACGCCTTCCCCATATGGAATTAGTTTAGCACAGTCGATGGCATCTCCAGAGGAGGCTTTTCAACAGTACAGACTGGCACAGTTTGGAGGACAGCCTAGTGTAGCTGAATTAGCTAGAGCTCAGAGAACTGGAGCTTTATATAGTGGATATCAACCTGCAATGGGTAGGTTTATGCTTTCTGCGACAAGACCTGGTTCTGATATAGACCTTGGGGCTTTTGCTGCAGGACAAGATGATGAACAGTTAGAAGGAGAGGCTTTTGCGAGGTATTTACGTGCAGGACAAAGAGCTCCTATGGCAGATATCAGGTCTTCTTATGGAGGGTTGTCAGATTATTTATCTCAGATTGCTACAGGTGGCAGACCTGGTGGTGCAGCAGGGCTTAGGTATGGAGCTGTGTTTGGTGAAGATTTGGGGCCAAAAGAGATTAAGGGTAGAATACTTAATACCACGATGGCTTCATTGGGAATGAGACCAGGTATGGGACAAAGGGCTTATGGTAACTTGTCTGACATTTATGACACAATGCAGGCTCAATACGGACAAGAGGTAGGTGCTGCTAACTTTGCAAGATGGGTTGCTGGTGGACTTGGAGGAGAACAACAACAACCATCGGCTTTTAATAACTTTGCTCCATTAGAAAACGCATATACTCCAGCTCAACAAGCAACTATCAGGCAAATGAGGCCAACATCATCTGATGTAATAGGGTTACAGGCTAAGGCTAACCAGATGACTGGTGGTTATATTGGTGGAGGATGGAGTCCTGAAGTGACTCAATCCACTTATGGGGCATTAGAGGATCCATTATTGACAAGGGGAGGTTTCTAACATGCCTGAACGAGACTATAACGCATTTGATAACTTTTATACTAACCTTTTAGACGTTGATCCTCAGATGACTTTTATGGGAGCCGCTAGTAGTTGGATGCCACAGGGGGATACTGGTATGTCTGTTTCTCCCCAGCAATCAGCAAGGGGACAAAGGGCACAGGACTGGGCTATGGGTCAGTATTCTAACTTTTACAACAGGTATTTAGGAGATGTTGGTAGGGAATATGGTAGAAGGGCTAAGGGAGAGGAATCTCAACCTGTTAGCACTTTTGCTGAGTATCTACAGGAAGATCCATTTACCGAAAGATATTCGAGGTTAACCCCGTATCAAAAGGGAGTGTCAACAAGTAGGTTTGCTCCTAGTACAAGGTACATATTCTTTTAATGTCTATGCAAAATAACAACATGAATGACCCACGTATTTGGGATAAGTTCAGGCCAGCATTTCAGCATGCAGGCAGAACTTTAGGTCAAGCTGGAGGGCAAGCATTCGAGGGATTTGTTAATTTGCCTGGTATCAAACAAGGGCTTGGTTTTATTGAGGGTGTTTCTCAAAAAGCTGTGAATCCTTTTGTTAGTCAGATTATAGCAGGTTCTCCGATACAGGGTATAACTAAAGACCCTGAAAGAAGGTGGGAGGCATTTAAAACTCCAGATGGAGGTATTTCTTGGAGTGCAGTTGCTCAGGCTAATCCATTATCTTTACTTGCTAGAGGTATTGGTGGTGTAGCCAGAGAGAACATCCCTTCATTACAGAATTTTAGGTTAGCTCCTCAGAATACTATAAAAGCACAAAGGTTGAGAGACGAAGAAGCAAGGCGTGAAGCTGAACTTGGCAGACAGTTAACTGGCAGGGAATTAAGGATGATGGAGCAGGAAATGTATGAATTACCTAAGCATGTTAGGGGTGCATTGCAGGAAGCTCCATTTTTAGCCATTCCTCCAACTGCTGCTATTAGGGCTTCTTCTGCTGCAGCTAGAACTGGCACAGCTATTTCTAAGTTAGGTAAAGCAGCTCCTGTGGCTAAAGTAGGATTAAAGGGAGCAGAGGCTGGTTTATATCCTTTCCAAGTTTTGGAGAAGGGGGCTGAGAAGGCACTGAAGTTACCTATTAAGGGTACTGCTAAGGGTCTTGGTTTTGTTGGAGCAAAAACAGGTGTTACTCCTGCTGCAGTTGCTGCCTTTCGTGCAGGGGCTCGTAAAGTAGGTAGAGAAGCTAGGGCAGCCGAGATTATCGAGGGTTCTTCTGGCAAGTATCAACCAGGGCAATGGCAATGGGATACTGAAGCTGCTAGGGTAAAGAACCAGACAGAAGAGTTTCATGAGATTATGAGACAAAATGAAGAGCTTTATACTGATTACAACACGGAGCTTATTCGTGGGCATATTGATAAGTATGGTTTGGGGCAAGACGAGATTAAGGTATTCAAACCTGGGGCTGTTGCTACTGCTAATGAAGCGAAAGATGCTGCTTTAAAAGCAGGGAATAGAGCCAATCAAACTTGGACTTCTGACGATTATGACAGGGTTGTTCGAATCGAGAGGGGTAAACAAAGGTTTATAGACCCTAAGACTAACAAATTAAAGTTTGTTCCTTATGAGGAAACATTGACTGACCCTGACGTTGCTATGAAGGTTGGTGGTGCTATGGAAAGGGATATCTTAAGAAGGTCAGGGATGGAGGTTCCTGATGAGCCTACTTTATTAGCAGGGAAGCCTGCTTTTGTCGATCCTGATACAAAACAGCTACGGCTTAATGAGTTTGAAGCTTTGCCAGATTTAAGGAATGCTTCTGATGTAAGGCGAGAGGCTAATGATATATTCGCAGAGAGTCCTGAGATGTTAGTAGATGAGGCTTTTGCTTCTAGTGATGCTAGGTTTTATGGTAAAGAAGGAGCAAAGTGGTTTAAAGATGAATTTTATACTTTACAGAATCCCAGGGAAGCTGATATGGGGTATAGAGTTTACAAGTCCGTTAGAGATGGATTTGGTAATAATGTGGAAACTCCCTTTAATACAGGTATAGATGCTATTCGGAATGCGATAAAAGGTGGAGCTATTCGTAACACTGCTAACAAGATGGTGGGCAAAACTGCTTCTGAGAAGGTAGATAATGCAGTCAATAGTGTTACAAAGAAGTTCCCTATCCATAGTAGTGCAGATGGCTTTGTTACTAATGTGATGAAGTGGTGGGATGGACAATTTGGCACTAGGATTTTACAAGATTATTTAGCACAGGCTCGTAGGACTAGGCCAGGGCATCCTTCTTCTCCTTCAGCATTTGGTTTGACAGACCTTGCTAAAAAAGTTGTTTCTTTTGGTGATATATTGCCTAGGGTTACAGGAGTTGGTGCTTTAAGGGGTGGTAATAGATGGCTTAATTTTCACATACATGAAATACAACCTTTATTGCAAACTGGTATTACTACAGATGTTATTGAGAAGAGGTTATTTGCTAAGGTTTGGCTTAAACATCATTCTGTTGCTCAACAAAATGCACCTGTTTTTAAGGGCGATGTAGGTAAGGAGATAGGTGATAATTTTTTTCCTAAGTATTTTGATAAAAGTAAAAACTTAAAAATAGATGACAATGCTGCGTATATACGTATTGGTAAAAAGGTTGAAGGACAAACTCAAACAGAGGCAGATTTATCTATGTTGAAAAACTGGGATGATGATAATTGGTGGTTGCAGCAAACTAATCCTACAACAGGTAATTTGTATACCCAGGCTCAAGTAGATGCTATGAAGAAGGGTTTGCTTAGAACATCTAAGTTGTATCAAGGTGAACGATTAAGGCTTTTGAACAATGAGATAATCAGTCGATCCGAGTATGACTATTTTACTAGGAATTACAAGTTTTATAGCCCTTCACGTTATTTGGAAAACAAGATTAGTGATGATTTTGTAGATGTTCCAAATGCTGCAGGCAGTCGTTCTCGTTTGGGCAATGTTGAACGAGATATTTATAACTTGGCTGCAAACGATAGAAGTAAGTATAAGCTACCACCTATGATAGATGAGTTATTGGGTCAGGAGTTAATTAAGAATGAAGTCAATATAGGTAAGAATCAGCTATACAGGAAGTTTATGAGGTCTGGTATTCCAGAAGAATTGAATTTGAAGGATGTGACTGATGAGTTTTATGAGATTGATTCTCGTGGAGCTCAAGTGAGAAAGACTAACGCCAAGGGAAAGGCTACTAAGGAAATATATGATTCCGACAAGAAGGCAGGTTATATTCAGTTTATGAAGGATGGAAGAAGGGTTGTATTTGGTGATGCTAATGCTAAGGCTGTTCCTAAAGTTTTATGGGATAGCATGATGGGGCCTGGTGGTATAGGTTCTAGGGCTAATTGGGAATTAGATCAAATAGTCAAATCAGCTAATGGTTTTTTTAGGTCTGTTTATACATCTCAGAATCCAGTGTTTGCTGTTAAGAATGGTATTATTGATTCTTTGACTGTGCAGCTTAGGGCAGGGGTTGGAATCCATAAATCAGCAGCAGCTATTATTAAAAGTGTTACTAAAGCTGCTTTTCGTGTTGAGGACAGGCTTGCCACTTCTATGAAAGAGAGTGGAGGTTTAGGTGGTGTATTTTATCAGAATCAGATAGCTAAAAATATTCAAGATGAGATAGCTAAGAATGCTCAAGATGGTGCTATTTATATAACAGGGAAGATGGATAGTAAACAATTGTCTAAAGTTTTGAATGATAGTGTGTGGTCTAAGTTGGGCAAGGTTGTTCCTGCATTTGGTCAGGCAATTGAACAAGCCCCAAGGCTAGCTGTTGCTAAGAAGTCTTTAGTCAAGCAAATTGGGCAGAAGGAGTATGATCGTATATTCAAAGAACTCTCTTTAGAAGAATTTAACAGGGAGATGCGAGAGGGATGGAGAAGGGTTTATGATGTTAATGGTAATAGGATTTCAAGTGATATGATGGATTCTGCTGCTAAAGGGTTTGCAGAGTCTGTTGAGTTTCAGAGGGCAGCTTCTAATGGAATTGAGGCATCGTTAGATTTCGCTAGGGGTGGTAATCAAATACGAAAGTGGAATGAATACTTTTTGTTTTTAAATGCATCTATGGAAGCTGTTAAAATGCCTTTCAGGTCTTTGGGGGTAAATTTATTCCCTGTTATTAAGCCTAGGGTCAGGGGAGCATTGGGCGAGCCTGGTCGTAAGGGTGGCGAGGATATATATCAATGGGGTAGTACTACAGAGCAGATGGATCATTATATAAATGAAGCTACTAGAATCTTAAGTTTAGGTGCATTGGGTAAGCGTACTACTGGGCTTTCTGGAAGGGTTTTTGATGAGGTTTCAGGTGGGCCTAAAGCTGCTGCTTTACGTATGGGGGCTGCATTGAGTACATACATGTTGATACAGAATCAATGGAACAAGCAATTTGAGTTTAATGGAACCCCATTGTATTACGACATACCTTCTTATATCCGATATAATTCCTTGATATTTATGTTGCCTCCTGATAAAGATGAGAATGGGGATGTTATTATAGACCCTGCTACAGGAAGACCGAAGCCTAATTATATTGTTGCTCCTCATAAATTACGTGAGTGGAATATGTTATTTCAAACTGCTACGTTTATTGATGAGGCTACTGACGAAGATGTGCCTATGGATAAAGCTAAGTTTTTCAGTGAGCTTGGTAGGAGCACAAGTCCGTTGGATGTGGATAATATAATTCCATTGCCAGAGATTGCTAATGTGGCACTTGAGGAGCTTACTGGAAGAGATAGGTATTTTGATAGAGATATAGTTGATCCTGATTTACAGGAGTTACCTCCAGAAGAGCAGTATAGCAAGTATACATCTAAAACAGCTAGGAACTTAGCTGGTGCTATTGATGATGTATTGCCTGATGGGTTACCAGTACCTGAGTTTTTTGAAGAATTGGTTACTAGTCCTCAGAGGTTAGAACATTTATATGAGAACATATTTGGCACTATTGGTAGGGAATCGTTAAACATGACTGACAAGGGCATAGACGTTTTCAGACATCTTAGGGGTATAGAGCCTAGGCCAATGCAGCAGCATGTGAAGGAGTTTAGGCAAAACATGACTCCTACTGAACGAAAAGAGTTTATAGCTTCTTTATCTGAAGAGGATTATGCTGAATTTCGGAAGGAAATGAAAGAAGCTGAATCAACCACTCCTATTTATGATGCTTTAAAACGATCTTATTATCCACAAAGAGGTGGTGGTTTAAGGGAATTGGCTAGGTCTGAGACTCAAAAGGGTTTTCCTGATATAGATCAGGATGCCACGTATAAGGCAGGCAAGCAGGCAGCTAAGGACAGACAAGCTATTAAATTCAAACAGGACAAAGATGATGATGAGTTATCTTTATTTGTCTCTAAGGGTAGGGGTAATGGAATGACTCCTAAAGAATGGATAGAAAGCCGTTCTGCTAACTGGGCTCTTTACAGGCATGATATTGATCGCCTTTCAGAGGAATATCCAGGTTCTATTTATGCACAGCCTAAAGAGGCTAGAGAGGCTTATTATCAGTCTATAAATACAATAGCTGGTAATGTTGCTGATATGCGAGATGCTGCTGATGTTGCTCTTGCTGGTTATTATGCTATCGAGCCACCTAGTGATGATCCTACTAATGTTGAATGGGGTAAGTATTTCACGGCTTTAGATGAGTATGTTGATGCTCTTAGGGTTTCTTCTGAGGCAAAGGGTGATGAGGTTTATACTAATTTCATGAGACGAAGAGAAGCTAATGATTCCGACACTGTTAAGAGTTATTATCAGGCAAGGAGATTAATGTCTACTTATTGGAATGTTGGTAGAGATGTTATGGAGTTGTATCCTGGGTTACAACAAGGTGCTGATCGATTTCAGTCTATGTGGGATGAGTATTTGAATGCAGATAGTATAACTAAGTCTAGACTCAGGGAGGCTAATCGTTACATCAAAACTATGGTTAATAGGCGTAATGTTATGAGGAGAAACATGATTATACAGGATGCTTTAGCTAATGATGGCAAGGCTATTCTTGAAACTACGTTGATTTTTTGGCATGGTGAGGATTATTATAGAAGTCCTATAACTAGAGAAGGTAGGGCTTATTATTCTAAGATGTATGAATAAATTTATTGTATAATAGTAATAGCAAATTATAAAAGTAGAGGTACATAATGGTAAATAAGGCAGAACAACCAGAACAACAACCTATAGAAAATCCTATTAATACTACTGTGGATGTCACTGATCAGTTTAATGATGTGGATACACCACCTGATGGTAGTAATAGTGTGTCTGAGGCAGATGCATCGCCATCTACCGAGCCAGACACTGCTTCTACATCAGAAGGTACTGAACAGCCTTCTGTTGAGCCACCTCCCCCTGCTGCTGAGGCTCCTGTAATGCCACCGCCAACTGATGATTTGGAAAAGCGTATACAGGAAATTGAGCAACAAAATACACAGTATAGAGCTCAACAGCAGCAATCAGAGTTGATACAGCAGAAAGAAACATATAGAACTCAACTAGAGGGTGCTGGCTATTTGCCAGAACAGGCAACTCAATTAGCTGAAGATTGGTCTGCTACCCAGAGTAATATATCTAAAATTCAGCAAGACAGTCTGCAAAGGGAAAGATTCGTACAGGGTCAAGCCAATGCAGCAGAACATTTTGCTAAAACATATAGTCTGCAATTAGCAGACTTATCTGAGTTGCGTAAACACACCACTCCTGAAAGCATGGAAGAAGCTGCGAAACGCATCAAGTCTGATAGAGACAAGGATGCAGAATTAACTAGGCTGAGGGCACAGTTGGTTCCTTCGCAGGACTTTGATGACAGTCAAAGTACGCCTGCTGCTTCTAATGATGAGGATAGGTGGCTTGAAAAGTACAATCAAGGTGATCGTTCTGAACAAGCATCAGCGGCAGCACGAAGGGCTGCTGGTTTAGGTTGATATAAATAATTTAAATAATAACAAGCGAGGTAAATCATGGCTCAGACAGCCACAACGGGTAGTTTAGAAAATGCCCAGAAAACAATAATCGCTGCTGCTCGGTATACTGAGGAGCACAACGCACCAGCTATGGCTCTTACACAGAAGTTTAATCTTCCAAAGGGTAATAAGCAGGTAACCGTTCCTAAAGTTGGACAGATGACAATGTCTGATTTGGTTGACGGACAAGATATCATTGATGAAGAAGATATCGGAATGTCTACTGTTGACTTAACAGCAGCAGAAGTTGGAGCTAAAGTAGTATTGACTGACAAGTTAGTACGACAAAACGGAACTACTGATGTTTTCACTATGATAGGAAAACAGCTTGGTGATGGTATGGCTCGAAAGAAGGACAAAGATGTTCTTGCTTTATATACAAACTTAAATGGTGGTACTAAATTAGGTGCTGCTACTAAGTATATGAAGGCTTCTAACGTACAAGGTATTATCGCTTATGCGAAAGCTAATAACTTTGGATCGCAGATATACATATTGCATCATCCAAACGCAGTAGCTTACCTTTCTAAAGAAGCTGCTACGGTAGCTTCTAGTCCATCAGCTATACCTGAAGGTTGGTCAGAAGATTTGCTCAAGAGTTTCTGGAGTGGATTGCGACCAATGAACAACGTAGCTATCTTTGAAGATGGAAACATAACAGAAGATAGTTCTGGTGATGGTATTGGTGTGATAGCTGACAAGTCAGCATTGGCAACTTTAACTAGCGTAGAGACTAGAACTGAACGTCAAAGAGATGCATCACTTCGGGCAACCGAAGTAGTTTTAACGGCAGATTATGGAGTTTTTGAATTAGATGACTCCAGAGGTGCTGGTGTTACTTTTGATGTAACAGCTTTGGCAAGTAACAACTAAACTTAGGCAGGGGTAAATCATGTCAACAAACATAACTGAACGAAACAAGTTAAAAGAAGAATTAGCTGGTTTAGGTTATTCTTTAAAATACATAGACGAATGGACTCCTAAAACTAGATTGTATAGGCATAAGGCTTCATATAATGTAGAAGGTGAGATCATGGATGAAGTAGGTACTTACATGGATAATGTACCTGGTAATCCTGACTATGTGCAAAAGAAGGCTAGGATAGGTTTGTTTACATGGAAACCTGGGCCTGATTGTAGTTGTAGATGGTGTGCTGAATCTTTTAAGAAGCTAGCCGAGAAGCCAGACATGGTTACTGAGGCTTGTAACTTATGTGATTACGTTGGTGAGGCTAAGACAGCCTTTGGTTTAGCACCAAAGATGAAGTCACACAGACGCAAGGTACACGAAACACAGTAGTTTAATAGGGTTCTGGAAGGTGTAAAGATAGACCGAGCCTTCCAGAGTCCTTTAAAAACAACATCGGTTTATCGCAGGGCTTTGAACCTGCTTAAATAAATAACCTTGAAGGAGGTTTGAAATGGCATTTCCATTAACAATAAATTTGTCTTATGGACAAGAAAAAGTAGAGACTTCTGAGCAAAAACAGAAGCTAGGTACAAGAGCAACTACCCCAGATGGTAGAGTGTTTTATTATGCTGAAAATAGCGGTACAGCTATTACTCATGGTGGTTACTTAGTAGATGGTATTGCTGCAGTTGCAGCTCACGACATGGATGTAGCAGCCGCTGCTACGTCAGCAGGGAATACTACGTTTACTAGTGGCACTTCTCTTACTACTACTAAAGACCAGTATAAAGATGGATATCTTTATTTTAACGATGGCCCAGGACAAGGCGAAACTTACAAAGTTAAGTCTAATACTGCGGTATCTGGTGCAACTGGCTTATCAATTACTATTGATGAACCAGATGGACTCAGAACAGCGTTAACCACATCTTCTTTGTTTGGATTGATGTACAGTCCTTACAAAGACATCAAGATCATTGATGGTGATGGAACTATGACTACTGGAGTTGTTGGTGTAACTGTTATACCTGTAACAGCAGATTATTTCTGTTGGGTACAGACAGCAGGGCCATGTTCTGTAAGATTAGGGGCACAGGTAGGTGTTGTTGGTGACGCAATAACATGGTCACAGGCAAGCGGTGAAGATGGAGAAGCAGAAAGAACTGATTACTCCGATGAAGCAGACATTGTTAACATTGGTACTGCAATGGGTATACCTGCGGTAGACTCAGACAACCAATGGTGTATGTTAAACATTAGGCAGTAAGAAAATGGTTGAACTATGGACGCCTCAAGGCTCTACTTATATTGGCGAAGAACTCGTTGGTTATAATGGCGAGACTTCTGCGTCCATAGTTATCCACACGTTCCAGTTTTATGATCCTGTGACAGACAGAAGGCAAATGGTTAAAATACCTGCTGACCCTGAAGTGTCCAGGGATCATGTGGAGGATATGGCAGCTCAAGCATTGGAGAATTTTCTTCTGGAATGTAAGGGTTTTAATGATACGAAGAAACCTACAGAGGATCAAAGAAAAGAAATAGGCAGACAGATAGAGGAGTTTAGGGTTTATAATTCTAAGCGAAAAGAGAGTACGAATAACAGGATATATTATAGAGGTACATAATGGTCGCAAATAATACTGAAATTAATATTACACAAAATGATTATGCTGAATTACTTAGAGTAAAGATAGCTATTATTGTTAACTTAGAACTCCAGGTATCAGCTTTAAAACGAACTGTAATAGAATTGCAGGAGTCAAATAATGCCGATACAAGCAAGGACAAGAAAACAACTTAGGCAATCTATAGGATATAGGTTAGGTGCTCTTGAAACAGGCACTACTTACGATGCGGGATCTACGACCACGTTAATATCACTGACGTTTGTTGGTGGAGATGACAACTATAATGGTAATTGGGTTACAGTTTTTGACACAAGTAACTCTGATAATGCTGAAACTAGAATTGCAAGTGACTACACAGCATCTGCTTATAGAATAACTTTACAACAGGCTTTATCGTTCTCTACTGTTGCTGGTGATACTTTTGAGATATGGAGTAAGGGGTATAATCCAGAAATTATTGATGAGTTTATTAATCAGGCAATTATAGAGGCAACAGGGTTAGTTTATGACCCTATAGAGAATTTAGGTTTACATGCTGATGGATCAAGCCTTAGATACGATATACCTTCTAACATATCAATGGTAAACAATGTTTATTACAGGAGTGCAGTTTCTTTTACTTTACTTCATAGTTGTAATGAGGTATTTGACGAGACTGTAGATTCGGATTTTACTGCCAGTGTTGATACGGAGGATAAGAAGAAAGGTACTGGGGCTAACAAGTTTGTGATAGCTGCAGGGGCTTCTGCTGGGGACATAGCTACAGATTCTATAGATAGCAAAGATATAAGTAAGTATGATTATTTAGAGTGTTGGGTAAAAAGTACAGTAGCCACATCTGCGGGTAACTTAAAGATATTGTTAGATGATACCGCAAGTTGTGCAACTCCCATAGAGACACTAAGTGTTCCTGCATTAAGTGCAGACACATGGACATATGTAAGGATCGCATTAGCTAACCCTGAGACTGACACAGCTATTATTTCAGTAGGATTAGAGTACGACTCTGATCTAGGGGCATGTACAGTCTGGTTAGATGACATTAAGGCAGTGCAAAACGATACTGCTGTATGGGAAAGGTTAGATCGGCGTTTATGGGGTATAGATAAGGAAGCTGGGGATTTAACTATAACTGAATCTGGTAAGTTTGAAGTTGGGTATGGTTTATTAAAACTCACAGGTGGAGATGAACCTGCTTTATTGTCTTCTGATACAGCTACTACTGAGATAGATGATTCATATGTTATATCCAGGGCTACCTCAATAGCATTATTGGCAGCTTCTGCTGGCCCAGCTACTGATCCTGATGCATTAAGGCAACAGGCATCTTTCGAGTTTGGTTTGTCAGAACAAGCCAAGAGAAGGTTCCCTATCCTTATGAATGTGAGGACAGTTGAATAATGGCAGAGAAGGTAGTATCAAAAAATGAGATATCTCTTGGTGGAACATATTATCCATTAAGCAGGCCAGTGCAAAGTGTATTAGCTTCTATATATCCGTCTAAGGTTGTTATAGGAGATACTACTAAGGATTCTAGTTTAAGAAGTTCTGTTATTGCATGGAGTGACTGGAGGGGCGGTATAGGTGTAGAAAGGATGCAGGGGGCTTCTGATGCTGATAGAGCTTGGTATTCAACCTGTAATCTTAGACACAGGCATCATCTAGTATTGCCTGCTAAGTCTACGGCTACGGCTGCTACAGATGCTGATGGTGACAGTATTACAGGAATAATATCGTTTATACAGGATCTAGCAGCTATATTATATGCAGGATGGGGAACAGCTCCATATTATTACTCAGAAGCTAGTGACAGGTGGACTAGGGTTACTAGTAGCAGTAGTGCTTATTCTTTCCCTAGCACTCCTAGTGATTCTATTACTGTTCGTATGGCTGGTACAGACTATATAGTAGTAGCACATACTACAGGGTATAGTTATTTTTCTAGTGCAACTACTGTTTACAACATGGATACAGATGCAAAGTATCTTGCTTTTTGGGATGACAGATTATGGGGGATAGATTCAGCAGGACAATTATGGTATACACTTACTATAAGCGGAACACCTGTTAATGATGCTAAATTGCCTGTACAGGATGGATTTGTAACAGACTTGTTTGTTGGCAGAGATGCTGCTGGTAATCAGATATTATATGCTGCTACTAAGGTAGGCTTATATGCACATGACGTTGCTAATGCCAGGTGGGTTGAGACTCAGTTTCAGTTGCCTTTTCATGATTTTAATGGAGTAGGTAGTGTGAGATGGAGGGATGCTGTATACAATCCTAGTGGATTAGGTATTTATAAATATATTAATGGTAATAATAATGCTGTTGTGACAGTTATGGGGCCTGACAGGGATGATGGTATTCCTTCTACATATAGAGGAACTGTTAAAAAATTAGTAGGTACACACACAGAATTGTTAGCTGCTATAGATGCAACTACATCACCTGGTGCTGTATCAAGCACAAGTATTCCTCATCAATATGGAGCAACGGCGGGTATGTCTGCTCACAGTTCTCCAGTTATAGCTGCTAGTAGTGGGCAATCTTCTATAGTAGCCTGGAACGACACAGGGTGGGAAACTAAGTGGGTTTCTGGAGCTGGTGCAGCAGGTAAGGCTATTAATACAATGTTGGTTACAAATGCTGGCAAAGGTGATTATAGGCTATGGTGGGGATTTGATGGGAAGGTCTATCACCAATTGATTCCTTTTGATGTTACTAATCCGTCACAATTAAGTGCACAAGATGGTACTGATTATCAATACGAAACTACAGGATTTCACGAAACACCCTGGTTTGATGCACAGCAATCAGATATTGATAAGCTGGCATTAACACTAAAGGTAGAGGTGCAAGATGTATCAAGCGATGAAACTGTAGCTGTTTCTTATGCAACAGATTATTCTACTAGCTATACAGCATTAACGACCATCACTAGCACGACACTAGGTGACACTGAGGGTACTCAAACATTTTCGTTGCCAAATAGCACCACTCCAAATGGGGTTGCATTTAGGTCAATCAAGTTTAAGTTAACATTATCCAGGGAATCTGGTACTACAGCAGCGATTATGAAAAAGAGTCCTGATGTAGTTTCTATATCATTAGAATACAGGAAGAAACTAGATGCTAAGTATGGGCATAGTGTAGAGGTTAATTTAAATAGGACTTATAAGGGAAAAACACCTAAACAGTTGAGGTCTGAGTTAGTTGATGCAATAGAATCTAATACGTTAAATGAGTTTACATTCAGAGATGATGATGGTGGTACTCGCAACTACTACGTAGATGTTACATCTGCTACAGGAATAGAATACACAGGGTATGATGAACGGGGTACATCAAGAATAACATTAGTGGAGCCGTAAATGATATTAGATGCAGGTACAACTACAGTAACTACAGCAGGTACAGAAGTACAGATATCTAACACTACTAATAGAGTAAGGTGGATAAAGGCTAAAGCATTAGCTGCTAACAGTGGAATTACTTACTTTGGTGTAAGCGATGTGTCTGCTACCAATGGATATGAATTAAGTGCAGGGAATACTATAGAGATTAATTTCGCAGATGCAGGTGGAACTATTGAGTTTAGTACCATATATGTAGATGCAGCGACTAATGGTGATAAAGTTTCCTGGGCAGTGATATTGGATGGGTAATGGTTACCAAAGCTGATATAATGAATCCTCCTTCAGGCTGGGAGGGAAGTAGGCCAGAATGGATGTTTTATGCTAGTTTGATACAATTAGGGTATCAACCAGGTGATGATTTCATATATCAATCACCGTTACTTGGTGGTAGACTTGATAAAGGTGGATGGATCATTGACTTTGTCTTTCACAATCCACCAGGACTTGCGGTGAATGTGCAGGGAGTGTATTATCACTACGAGTTGGGGGCTGAGACTTCGGCAAGGGATATCTTTGCCAGAGAGGCTTTAGCAGGGCAAGGAATTACATTAATATTTGTAGATGAGGATGATCTAGAGCAAGACCCAGTAGGGGTTGCTAGGGAGGCATTACAATTTAGAGACAGTTCTCGACTAGGAGGAAGATAATGGCTAAACCAGGTTTAACTTTTGCAGGCTTTTTATATGATGATGCAGGCGATGCAATTAATGGTGCTACTATTAATCTGTATGCCAAAAATGCTACAACAACATCTTTGGCTAACACCACTACTGATTCCAATGGCAAGTGGTCTATAAGTCATACTCCAGCATCAGACGAAGCTGGTGAATATGATGTCCAGATCACGTCAGGAGCCTCAAAGAGGCGTTTTAAATTTGATGATGCTATCCAATTAGCATCTCTTGACGCAGAGACTCTCTCTGTAAGAGCTAATGAAGGTCAGCCAGCAGCTTCTTATATGTTTGCTGATGAGGGTGAGGATGCTGGTGATAGGTGGAGATTCCAAGTTGCTAATGGTGGAGTGATGACATTTGGTAATGACATTAACTCTCAGGGTACATATGTAACCCATGTAACAATAACTCCTAATTCTACAGTGGCAAGTTCTACTGTAGCGATAGCTGGCAACGAGACAGTTGGAGGAGATTTAACTGTTACTGGTGCTACTACCTTAAATGGTAATGTTACTTTAGGTAATGCTGCGTCAGATGTTATTACAGTCAATGGTACATTAGCAGGTGCTAATGCTTTACAATTTGAAGGTGCTACAGCAGATGGATATGAAACCACTGTATCCTTTGTAGACCCTACAGCAGATCGTACTATATATTTCCCAAATCTGGGTGGATATCTACCTGTATTAGCATCAGCTAGTACAACACAGGTTAGTGCTACTCCTGAAGAATTAAACGTATTAGATGCCGTGACGGCAGGAACAGTATCTGCTAGTTTAGGTGTGGTAGTCGATTCAAATAAAGATATAGGATCATTTAGAAATGTAACCTTAACAGGTGAACTAGATGCTGCTACATTAGACTTATCCAGTTCTGCTGACATCGCAGGTGACTTAGTGTTATCTGGTGGTGCTGATGGAGCATTACAGTTTAGCAATGCTGGAGAGAACTCAATAAAGATACCAGACAATCAATCTAGTGCATTAATTATAGAAGAAGCTGATAATGCTTATATAACATTTGATACCACGAATAGCTCTGAAGTTATTACTATAGCTAAAACATTAATTTTAGGAACTGTAGCCGCAGCAGGTACAGACACAGATAAATTCTTAGTATTAGACAGTTCAGGTAACGTAGATTACAGGACAGGTACACAGGTATTATCTGATATCGGTGGTGGTACAGGTGGAGGTGACATGACCTCATTCCAATTAGAAGATGATGACGGAACTGAGGTAACAATATCTGATGCTAAAGAAGTAAAGATCATTGGATCAGGTGTTACTACTAACTGGACTGACACAGACAATGGTACTGATGGTGACCCATATGACTTAACAATCACTGTAGATGCTGCTCAAACAGGGATAACATCTATATTGGCAACAGACGTTAAGATAGGTGAAGATGACCAGACTAAGATTGATTTTGAAACAGCAGATGAAATACATTTCTATGCTGCAAACGTAGAGCAAGTTTATCTTGGTGACAATATATTTGGGCCTCAGTCTGACAGTGATGTTGATTTAGGTACAACTGGGGTTAGGTGGAAAGATGCTTATATAGACACCATTACAACCACAGGAGCAATAACCGCTGGTGGCATTGTAAAAACAGATGATGCTACTGAAGCTACATCTACAACTGACGGATCGTTACAGACAGATGGTGGATTAAGTGTAGTTAAGGATGCTGTATTTGGAGATGATGTTAAATTATTAAGTGACTCTTCTGTATTAGCCTTTGGTGCAGATGGTGACGTAACAGTTACACATGATGCAGACAAGGGTCTTGAATTAAATGACAGTACGTTCTTAGGCTTTGCATCAGCAGCAGGTACTCCTGCTACTGACGATAAGGTACAGGGAATCGTAGTTGAGTTCTTAGCAGCAGAAGCTATAACTGCTTTCGATGCTGTATATGTAAGTACAACTACAGGTAGGGTTGGTAGAGCTGATGCTAATGACGCAGCTAAACTCCCTGCTATTGGAATAGCTATTGAAGCACAGGGATCAGCAGGAAGTTCCGTTAGAGTATTAACTCATGGAGTATACAGAGATGATGGAGGGTTTGGTGGTAATATGACTGTAGGTACTGATCTATATGTATCTGAAACACCTGGCACATTAACTGATACTGCACCTGGAGACGATGGAGATTTCGTTCAGCTTATGGGTGTAGCAGTTGGAGTAAGAAGTGCATTTATCAATCCTGACTTAACTATCATTGAGGTAGCTTAATGGCTGAGATAGAAAAGGTTATGAATATAGCCTTAGATGACATAGAGAAGTTGATGAATATTGGTGGTGATGATATTGAGAAGGTTAACGACCTTGAATATGTCACAGAGGTAGTGTGGTATGGAAGTAGAGGCTTATCTATTGGTGGTACAATTAATTCCAGTCCTTATCATACAGCAATTGAATACAAAGCTATAACTTCTACGGGAAATACAGCAGACTTTGGTGATGTTGACAATTACGGAACATATGGTAATTTATACGATATTGCAACTGGTAGCAATACATCTAGAGGTGTATTTATGGGTGGTTACGCTTCAAACTGGAGTAACAATGAATCTGCTGCTGCTGGAGAGAGAAATTATATCCATCATATTACTGTTGGTTCCCTTGGAAATAGTACCAATGCTGCTGATTTGACTCTAGCAAGGAAGCTATGTGTAGGTTCAACTAATGGTACTACGCAGTTAGTTGCTAGTGGTGGTGCTGCAGGATCAAATGTTGTCGATTATTTTACCATCGCATCTATTTCTAATGCTTCTGATTTCGGTGATCTGTATGCAGCTACAACTTACATGGTTGGAAGTATAAACAATGCAACCAGAGCTGTTTTTGGAACTGGTTATACTTCTGGTGACGCAACTGGTACTGGAAGAATGGATTATTTTACTATTGCAAGTACAGGAGATGCCTCAGACTTTGGAGATATGAATGATGGAAGTATATCGTTAGGAAGAAGTGGGAATGGAGGGCTAGAGAGTGATACTAGAGGTGTGTTTATGGGAGGAAGGGATGTTTCTGCAACAGCAGAGCGAGACTATATTATGTATATAACTGTTGGGTCTACTGGAGATGCTACTGATTTCGGAAATTTGATAGCAGCTTCTGAAGGTTCTGGAAGTGCTTGTACTAGTAATGGCACTAAAGGAGAGGCCTATGGTTATTACGATACTGGGCGAAATGACAGTATTCAATCTATAACTATTGCAAGTGCTGGTAACGCTGCTGATAATGGTAATTTATTAGATTCAACAACTCAAAACGGGGTTTTATCAGGAACTTAATATGGATAGTAATAAGATAGAAAAACCTGAAGAAGGTATAAGTAAAGGTATTATAAAATTAACTGAGTCAATGAATGGCTTGGCTACTATGGACTCTGACAAGATAGCTAAAGTATCTGAACGAATGGTTGAGATAGATAGGGCTATTAATACACTAGGTCGTAGAAATACTCAAAGTACAACTCAGTTAATGACTCTTAATATGTTAACTGATTCACCTTACAGAAGATTGCGACAATGTGTTGTAGAGATAGATAAAAAGAGAGAAGCACTAGAATCAAATTACTATGGTTTACGCAAGTCTGAAATAGAAGTAAGGAAATGGGAGGAAGAAGGTGATGAATTATCTTTAATTAAAGCAGAAGAAGCAAGGGCTGGTGTTAAAAGATCAAAGATATATATTGATGGTGCTTTAAAAGAGATAGCTGTATTACAGGAAGCATATGATGAGATTAGAAAGAATAATAATATACCTGAAGAATGGGATGAGATGGATGCAGAGATGGATGAAATCAGGCATCACTTACGACAGGCTTTCAGGCAGTCACATAGAGATATGATGTTTTCTGGAAAAATCCAACAAGGAAATGCAGAGTATCTCGAACAATATGGTGTACATTTACAAACTGCAACAGATGTTATTGGCAAATATATTGCCACTTGTGACAAGTTATTAGAAGAAGGCATAGTTCCAAACATTAATCATTTCTATGAGTTCTTAGATAAAGCAGTAGAAGTATTTGGTGAGGAATATAAGAACGTGATGAAACATATGGGGTTAGATAATATTGTTAGGCAAGAGTTCTTGTATAGGAGTACAAAATAATGGCAGTTATAAGATACAGTTTAGATAGTGGTTCTATTCCTGATTACATTTCTGATGGTGGTTATTTTCTAAATTCTGCTGATGATACTATGATAGGGGTTGGTAGTGGTGGAGGAACTGTTATTGCTGGACAATCAGATTTGGTTACTTATGTACTATCTATTCATGCTAGTTATCCAATTAAAAAGCTTGATGGAGACTCAAATCCTGTAAACATGACAAATGCAGAAGTTACAACACTAGTAAATGATTGGTGTACAAATAGAGATGGAAACTATAAGTATTAAATAGGAGGCAGACATGAATTTTATAAAGAAGCTACTAACTAAGACATACTATCCTGAAGGTACTTGCTTCCAGATTCATTCTCAGAAAGAAAGAGATGATCTGGGATTCATAGAGTCATATAAGGATCAAATGCCATATATCAAGAAGATGATTACCACGATTGAGGGTAACATGAAGAATGGCAAGATATCTAAGAAGGAACATAACGCAGAGCTGCAACACTACTGGGCGTTTAGAAAGTCATTCTAAATGTTTGAGTATAGAGTCAAGATCACGAGGGTTGTAGATGGCGATACTGTAGATGCAGAGTTGGACTTAGGGTTCAACATAAAATACAAAGAACGCATTCGCTTAATGGCGATAGATACACCAGAGTCCAGGACTAGGAATAAGGTTGAGAAGAAACTAGGGCTTAAATCGAAAGCTAGGCTCAAAGAACTCATATCAATACATAAGGGTAATATCGTTTTAAGAACATCTAAAGAAGGTAAGGGTAAGTTTGGAAGGATACTTGGCACACTGGTTGTGTCTGATAATGGAGTCGAAGTTAGTCTTAATGATATACTTATAGCCGAAGGACATGCCAGGGCTTATTTTGGTGGCAAAAAGAACAAGCTTGGTGAATGGACTAAGCAAGATCCTGTTACTAAGATATGGTCTAGGTGGACTTCAGAGGGTTATGTAATTATAGAAGATCAATAGGAAGGCAGGACTATGAATATGGGAAAGCTAAGACCACAAATACTTGTAGCTATACTTTGTGCAACTATCTTCAGTATGTTCGGTTTATGGGTGGGGCTACAAATGGTAGCCACAGAAATCATCACAGCTATTGTTGGTGGCATATTTGGATTCTTAGGTGGTGTTTCATTAAAGGTATTAGAGAATGAGTAACCCCATTGAAGAACAAGTAGCAAAGTTAAATCCAGAGGCATTAACTGCTGATGGGTATGACAGGTCTATGAAGGGTATTGCTTATCGTGACGGCAGAGCTGTCGTATTGTATTCAAGTGACAAGTGTATAGAGCAGTTAATGGAAGATAACGACTGGTCGTCTGAGGAAGCTGTGGATTGGTTTTGTTTCAACACTGAATCCACCTGGGCAGGAGAAAACACACCTATTTTTGAATGGGATGAATCGGAGGAATAATAATGAAGAAGTTTCAACCGAATGCATTAGATAAACGAAACAAGATGGTTAAGGTAAAGAAGCCTTCTTTTTTTAAGAGGTTATTATCTGGTATTGTTTCTGTTATTACTTATCCATTTAAGATGGCATGGAGAGGAATAGTATCAGGTGCTAAAGCACTGTATAAGTCTCCAGTAACCACGTACAAAGCCATTGTTAGGTTCAGAGACTCTTTCATAGCAAAGGTACAGTATCTTGAGTCAGAATCAGCTAAGTGGAAAACTGCTTTTAAGATAGTTAAGATGCCATACACATTATTACTTTCGTTAGGGTTCTCGCCGCAGATGGCCATGACTCTTATTATGGGAGCATCTGTAGCTGGTGGTGGAGTAGTGGTTAACGAAACATTACTTGCTGAAAGATCATTTGCCAGAGGCGATTCAGGAGTATACACTGCACCTTCAGATGTCCCTACTGAATACTCAGACGAGAACAATACGTTAAGATTAGATTTAGGCACTACTCCTGTAGGGGAGATAGTAATAGAGAACATAACTTTGGGAACTGCGTACCCGAACTCAGCTTTGCCGTCGGGTGAAACCAATGTAATTATAGTAGGTGGCTTACCTACAGCAAATAATTTTACTGCTACATGGTTAGAAGTAGGACATCTTATAATAGATAGATGGAGATGTACTAAGCTAACTCTTGCTGAGATAGAAGTACATACTTTAAATGTAACCTATAATACTAGTGATGGGCAATCTATTGCTCCAGTTGCGGGGACTCCTAGAAATAGAGGTATAGGTGGTGGAAATCGTGCAGATGACATGAAAACATCAGGCGGCCTCTGGGATCAATTAAAAATTACAGCCCCAACCAGCGGGGTGAACGGCAAGGTAGATGTTTTGCGAATTTCCAACGTGCTGAGTAAGGGAGGTTCCTGTGAGATTTCTAGAATAAAGGCTGGAACTATTGATGTTAATTTGAACACTATAGGTAATGGAGATGGACTTTCCGCAAAGGACTTTACTATAGCAACCAGTGTAATCTACAAGAACTTTAATAACATAGATAACGTAGAAGAACTAATCAGTCCTCCGTAATCAATCCTTTTTCCCGAACACACTTCCTGTTAATAAAGCACCGAAAGATAGATGAAATATTCCACCTCCCTTTAATGTGAAGGGTTCATGTTGTGATACAAGTTTCTTTAAATATTCCATTTGTACTAAAGGGTCTTCAATTGCTTGTAGGTGACTCATATAATCAGCTAAGTCCAATCCCATCCTTGCAATCCCATAATAGATAGGCACGAACATAAAGTCATATACGCAGATCACTAGATATACAATCAAAGCTGTCCATCTCCATCGCATGATATTCATTTAATCATTTCTCCCAAGGTATACTTTTGATCATAGCCTTTAGTTCGTAGTAGCTTTTGATCCTAGAGATCGAGAGTGCTAGTAGCACTAATCCTGCTAACCCTATGACTGCCTTCATTGTTCGTTTCATGTTTGCTCCTCAAATTCGAATACAACTTTTGGTTCATCTACATTTGATTTGTAATACAGCTTGATACAGGTGATTATGTTCGCTGAGTCATCTTCTACTATAACCCCTGTTGTAGCATCTATATATCCCTTTTGCGACCCCAATAATCCATCGAGGTCTATCTTGCGTTTATTCTTGCTATAGAATGTGATGGTTAATGATATAGGGGGTTCGAGAAGAGTGTCAGGTTCACCTATTTCTTCAATAAGTTCTGTCATTATCTCTGCTTGTTCTTGCTTTATCTTATTTTCTATTAATCTATACATAGTTCTCTTGTTGTTAGGCGACAATCTGTAATCAATTCCTGTCTGCTTTTTCCCTACAATCTTCTCAGCTATTTCAGCAGGTAACTCGTGTATTTCATTTTTATTATCTTCGCTGAAATATATTGCAGGGATAACTATTTTGTAGGTATGGGGGCACATATGCTACACCTCAGTATGTTGTAATGTTCTCCTATTTGGGGGCACTTCCCTTTTGCCCTACCCTTTGCATATATACAGCGATCATCGTTATACAAATCTCTTAACTCCTGTTCCATATCTATCCACTTCTCGGCCAGTTCTGCAACTTCCCATTCCTTTACAGTTCCTATGTTTACAGGGTTACCATTTGCATCATGGTTTTCTCCGTTTAGTTTACATAACAGGGTATGATTTTCACGTAACCAGGCTCTTCTTGTTTCCATTTCTTTTTCATTCTCCTTTGTAAAATCTGACTCGTATTGTTTTGTACTTTTAGTTCCAGGATGTTGGTTTGCAAATCGTTTGTAAGAATGAATCATTCTCGTAATGTATTCATCCTTTGTCTCTCCTCTGAACCCACCTAACTTACCTTCTTCTATTTTTTCTTTGACTCTTGTGTCTGTAAGTTCGTATCCAGTTACTCTCCATTTAGAGCTTTGTAGCTTCTTTAGAGTCTTAGCAGGGTTATGCTCTGGGGTGCTTCTCCTGATTCTTCCTTGTAATCTAACGAACAAGGCTTCAAATATATCAGGTAACTTATGTTCATTTTTCTCCATGTCACACCTTTACATATATATCCATTATACTCTTGCCAGATGAATCCTTTATTAACAAATCATTAAAATCCTTTTTCTCCTTGCCATCATCACCTGTCCAAACTGGTGCTTGACAATAATTAACATTATAACCAGACCCATATGCAGTTAAACAATCCTTTATTGATTTGCTGCCTGCCTCATCACCATCAGCAAATATGATTACATCAGAAACTGTATCAGGTATTTTTATTCTATGCATAAACTGGCTTCCCAAAGCAGCCCATACTGGTATCTTTAACACTTGATGCAAAGACAATGCATCCTCTATACCTTCAGCTATCCCCAAAAGGTTACTAACAGAGCCAAACTTTACAGCATTACCAAGTATTGAACCCATGCTTCTTCTTGGATTGCCCTCTGTGTGCTTTCTAGAGCCATTAAGATGTGTTCTCTGTATACCTTTAATCATGCCATCTACATCTGTAATCTTCGCAACCAGGCATTCTTTTCCATAAACAGCTTTGTTGTATCTTAATGAATCAGGTTTTATACGAATACCTCTGCTCATAAGATACAAAGCAGCATTGTTATTCATTAAGTCTTCTGAAGAGTTCCAGATATCATTTATCTCTTTAAGTTTTTCATTGTCTAGTTTATTGTTAACCCTGATGGCCTTTACTGGAGTATAAGAAGAGTTATACGATTCCCTTTTATGAACATCGGTACATCTACAATCATAGGACTTGTGCCACCATCCATCAGGATTTGTTTTTAATGGGTCATCTGGGTCTTTAGTTCCATGTGATCTGGATTTGTCATTAGTGCAAATAAAGTAGGGATGAGCAAGGAAATAATACCCATGACACCTACCAGTTTTTGTACCTTTTTGTATTCCATTATGAGAACCACAGTTATAACAAGAATCATTTGCAGTAAAGCCTTGAGGTTTACCCATGTTACCTAGCCCACTTATTTCTAAAGGACTGCCATGCTTTTAGTTTGTAGGCATGGATAAATTCCTCTTTGTGATAAGGAATGTTTTTAACTTCTTTGATTTCTATAGAATCATCCTCGGTTTTGGGCAGCCTTATGGCCAATGCTCTTACGTTTCTGTAGTAATTAGGATCAAATTTCTTTATTTTGTTTCCGATACAGAAATCTAATCCCATAACGTATGCTGATAGTTGTAAGCAAGTTTCTGGATACAACCTAGCACCAGTTTTGTAATCAGCTATAACAATGTTTCCATCAGGATCAATCGCTACTAAATCAGCAGTACCAGCAAAGGAAATATCTAACGTATGGTGATAAAAAGATATCTCAGTACCTATTATTTCAAGCTTTGAATCAGACATGAACTGTCTCCAGCTATTTACGACTGTGTCAAACTTCTTATCAACATATGCATTAGGGTCTATGGCTAACCTTTGTAAAAGATCATGTGCATCTGATCCAAAAGTAGCTGCAGTATCCCGTTTGTTTTCATGTGCAAGTGCTGCATCCTGTAAGACAGACTCTAATACCTGTGATGGTGGGTTTTCTTTCTTGCGGATAGTTTCAAACAAATTATTTCTGACATAATCAAGTGCCATGTTCATAGCCCATGTTCTCAGAGCAAATTTATCAATGATCCCTAACACATCAGTCACCCTGATTAATTTATCATGCTCTGTGAGCCTGTCATCGCCACTAACTGTGTATTCTTTACCAGAATCAGTAAGGGAAACAGTAATACCATCATTCCATTCCCCAAGGGTTTTTCTAAGTTTATCACTTAGGTTTAGGTTTTTAGCTAACATTTGTTTCTCCTTATGTTTTAGCCTTCGTCTTCTATTAACCTCTGCATCTGATCATCTTGTTGGGTTGGTTTTTCTTGTGACTCCTGTATCTTCCTGTCATAAGTATTGAAAGTAGTAGGGTCTTTGTGAATTATCTTTTCTGAATTACTAGCATCAGGTTCTTGTCCAGAAAGTATAAGTTCGTACTGATCAGTTAAAAACTTGATAGTGTTTATGTCTTTCTTGTCTTTATTTTCAATGCCATTAAAGGCACAGATTCTAGTTATACATCTGCCACATTTGTCATAGTTGCCAGTCTGACCCACACCATGTTGACATGTATTGTCTGGTGCATTACCAGACTCAATCTTAGGTGGCTGTGATTGTTGTGTTTTAGGTTGCTGCACCTGTTGTTGTTGTTGCTGTGGTGCTTGTTGCACTATGTTAGGAGCAGTAAAAGTATGAGGTTGTGAACCTCTGGTCATTTGCTTTCGTTCTGGTGCAGCATGATCGTTCCAGTCATTTATGTACCATTTGTAATGGTAGTTTTGTGATCCGTCATGTGACGTTCCAGACGTATGTCCTTGTCCATTGAAACATTTTTGACAACCTCTTTCACCTGCATTACTTACCTGTCCTCTACCCGCTACAACATTAGCTTCATAAGGTGGATCATATGGTGCTTCCTTGACCTGGGGTTGACCTTGTTCATCAGTATAAATAGGATTCAACCATGATGGTGAAGAATCCTTATTAACCCATACTGTTACAGGATACTGTGGAGTCCAAGGCCATTTACCTTCAATTCTCCATTGGTCATTGTCATCCCTACCTTTTGTAGCGGTGACATTACTTACATAAAACCTGGTGGTTTCTTCTACACGTTCGTACTGATTAGACATTAGACGTTCTCCTTTGTGTTGGTTTATTGTTTAACTGATAATTCATTTTATCAATGTCTGATTGTGTGTAATAATTACCTCTTTGTATAAACACAGGCTTCATTTTGCCACTCAATTTATACCGAGTAACTGTAATACGATGCCTGTCTAAGCGGTCTGAGGTTTCCTGAACTCCGAAGAGATTGTTGTTGTGACCACATTTGTCACAAGTGATACTAACTGACATAAAGAATCTCCATCCTTTTAATTTGATTAACGTCTGCATATCCCTTGCAGACTAGCCTACCGTAACACAACGGCAGCCTGAAAACAATACTTAAAGCTTCCATTCTGATAAATCAATATCAGGAAATGCTTGTTGTAATGTTTCAGCAAGAGTTTCATCCTTAACCCATTCACTTTGAGGAAACAGAAAAGATGTAACGGCTCTTAGCATTACCTTCATTGAGGCAACATCTTTAATGATCAATGGGTCTGACTGATCAAAATGATCTGAATCCAGTACCTTTATTGCTAAAGTTAATGCTCTGGACATGATCATCAATCCCCTGTCTGTTTGCAAGAAACTTACTATCTCTTTTTTATCTTCCAGTGGAACACCAGTAAAGGTTTTAAACAAGTCATCCATGCTATTTTCATTCTTCATATTATTACTCCCTTAATTTATCTATAATTGATTTGATTTTACCATGTAATTCTTTTCTTTCGGTTACTGATACATGTCTTTTACTTATTCCCTGAGTAATGAAAACATCTATCATGGCATCTAATTTCGGACTGTCCATATCCTTATGGTTTATAAGGTAATCTAATGACTTTACCAAAAACTTGACACCTTGTTTCTCTATATCTGTAAGCTGCAATTCTTTATATTCTTCCATAGACGCACCTCTTTTCTAAAGATTAGGATTTTAACACAGGGTTTGTAAATTAGAACAGAGATATCTGTCCTTCATCTTGTCTTTTTTCGATAACCCATTGCAGCAAATCCTTTACTGGAATGTAGTAAGCCCTACCTATTTTACCCTTGGTCACTACTGGATACTGTAAGGCCTTCTCTTTAGTGATACGATAAGTATCAGGGTACAAGTATTTACCTTTTTTGTTCTTGTATCCTATCTT